AGAGCGGCGGGTGGCGTGCGAGGTGTACAGCCGCATCGTCGGCTACATCACGCCGGTGGGCCAGTGGAACCGGGGTAAGCAGCAGGAGCAGCACGACCGCAAGGTGTACCGCGTGGAGGATGATGAGCGACCTAACGTGGACCGCTGATAGCGCGACGCTGGGCGAGCTGGTGCCGTGGGAGCGCAATCCCAAGGCGATCAGCAAGCGCAATGCCGAGCGGCTGCTGGACTACTGGCAGCGCATTGGGCAATTCCAGACCGTTGCCATCGGGCCGGGTGGTGAAGTGTACGACGGCCACCAGCGGCTGTCGGTGCTCAAGGCGGCCTTTGGGCCGTCGTACCGCATCGACGTGCGCCGGGCCTCGCGTCCGTTATCCGAGGCCGAGCGCGAGGAGTTGGTGATCGCGGCGCACGCGGGCACCGTCGGCGCGTGGGACTGGGACGCGCTGGCGTCGTGGGACGCCGGCGAGCTGCGGGCGTGGGGCTTCGACACGGACCTGCTGCACGAGTGGAACGCGGATGCGGAGAACTTGCGGGAGATGCTGGGGGCTGAGGTCGAGGCGCCGGAGTTCCGCGAGTATGACGAAAGCATAGCTGACGAAGTGGAGATGATCGAATGTCCGAATTGCGGGCATCGCTTTCCAAAATAGCTGACTACCCGGCATACCTGGAGGCGTGCTGGCAAGAGCACCTTGCGCCGCGGGCTAAGGATGCGCCCACGGTCATTAGCACGTTTGCGGGTTGCGGCGGATCGAGTCTGGGCTATTCGATGGCGGGCTTCCGCGAGTTGCTGGCGGTCGAATGGGACGACAACGCCGTGGCGACTTTCAAGCTGAACTTTCCCGATGTGCCGGTCTATCACGGCGACATTGCCAAGCTGTCTGTTGAGCAATGCCTGGAGATGGCGGGGCTTGAGCCGGGACAGCTTGACGTGCTCGACGGATCGCCGCCGTGCCAGGGATTCAGCACTGCAGGCAAGCGCGACTTTGACGACGACCGCAATCAGCTATTCCGCGAGTATGTGCGACTGTTGCGCGGGCTGCGTCCCAAGGTCTTCGTGATGGAGAACGTGAGCGGAATGGTCAAGGGCAAGATGAAGCTGATCTTTGCCGACATTCTGCGAGAACTGAAGGCCAGCGGCTACAGGGTCAGCGCCCGGTTGCTCAATGCGATGTATTTCGGCGTGCCGCAGTCGCGGCAACGGATGATCTTCGTGGGCGTGCGTGAGGACTTGGGGATCGAGCCGAGCCATCCGAAAGCAGAGACAGTGCCGGTGACAGTGAGGGGGGCATGGCAAGGAGTGCAGCAGACAACACCAGCACCATCACTTGCAGGGAAGTTTGGCGATTTATCAATGAGGTTGAGCCAAGGGCAAAGTATATCAGACTTAACGGGCAGCTATGGACATGGGAACCAAAGACTTATGTGGGCTGGCCCTAGCCCAACAATAGTCAAAACAGCTATGTTTGGTGCTCCAAAGATGATCCATCCAATAGAACAGCGTGGGCTATCTATTGGTGAGGCAAAGAGACTTCAGTCATTTCCTGACAATTTTGATGTCCTAGGCTGCTATGAGGAAGCATGGGCGCGTATCGGCAACAGCGTTCCGCCGCTCTTTATGCGCTCGATTGCACGGCACATCCGGCGCGAGATTCTAGCACAATGCGACAACTGACATGATACAGGGACCACAACTGAGCTATATCTACGGACTCAAAGACCCGCGCGACGGGCTGGTGTACTACGTCGGCAAGAGCAATGATCCTGATACGAGGCTGATACAGCACCTGGAGAAGCGCAGCAATCCGCACAAGATAGCGTGGATCGAATCACTAGAGGCCGAGGGCTTGACGCCTGAGCTTGTCATCTTGGAGACGGTAGACCGCGCGAATTGGAAGGAATCCGAACGCTATTGGATCGCGCTGGGCCGCGAGGAAGGCTGGCCATTGACCAACATCCTTGACGGTGGCGAGGGGTCTGATGCCTTCGTCGGGCCATCGTATGAGTTCCTGCGGGGCTACATCGCGCCGGAGCAATGGCCCGCATTCGAGGCGCTGGGAATACGGGAGCGTGATGCGCTATGTGTCAAGATGGCGCAGGCAATGGTGGCGCAGCCGTTCTATCGCCGCGATCTGCAGGTATTGGCTGGGCGTGACGTGGCGCGGGGCTATCTGGGCTGCGTCACTACGTCGCTATAAAAAGGGGCTGATGTGAGCGAACGACGCTATTCGGCACAGCAGATGGCAGACGCGATCCGCGAGGCGCGCGGCTTCGTGACAGTGGCAGCAGAGAAGCTAGGTTGCCACCGGGCCACGGTGCAGCGCTACATCAACGACTACGCCACAGTGCAGGATGCGCTCACAGACGCCCGCGAGAAGCGCCACGACTTCGTGGAGAACAAGCTGATGACGGCCATTCAAGATGGCAACATCACGGCGATCATCTTCTATCTCAAGACGCAATGCAAGGACCGCGGGTACGTCGAGCGCACAGAGCACACTGGCGAAGCGGGCGGGGCCATCCGCATCGAATATGTCAACGACTGGCGAGCGAATGCCGACGATTCAGCTACCTAACCCGCATCCTGGGCAGCGGGCCGTCAGGCGGCAGGCTAAGCGGTTCAACGTTCTGAGCGCTGGACGCAGATGGAGAAAGACGACGCTGATGGTGAGTGTGGCGGTAGAGGCGGCGGTGAAGGGCGCGGCGGTGCTATGGGGCGCGCCGACGTTCGACCAGGTGCGCATCGGCTGGAATGAGACACGCCATGCCGCTGGGGACGTGGCGCAGTTCCACCAAAGCACGATGACGGCGACGTTCCCCACTGGGGGCACGATCACCTTCCGCAGCCTGGATGACCCGGACAACGCGCGCGGGCATACTGCCGACGGCGTGATCATTGACGAGGCCGGCGACGTGGTAGAGCGGGCGTGGTACGAGGTGATGCGCCCGATGCTGATCGACACGAATGGTTGGGCCTGGCTGATCGGCACGCCGAAGGGGCGCAACTGGTTCTGGCGTGAGTACGGCGCGGCGGCCTCGCGGGAGGATGCGTCGCATTGGCAGATCCCCACCGTGGGCTGCAGCATCGACAACGGCGTGCTGACGCGCAAGCCGCACCCGCTAGAGAACCCGGACATACCGTGGAGCGAGATCGAGCAGATATACGCCACGACGCCCGGCGATACGTTCCGACAAGAGATCATGGCCGAGTTCCTTGAGAATGCGGGCGCCGTCTTCCGCAACATCCGCGCGAACCTCTACGCAGGCGGCGACGCGGTGGGCCAGCACGTCGGGCATCGCGTCGTGATGGGCGTGGACTGGGGCAAGCAGAACGACCTAACTGCCCTCTCCGTGGTCTGTGCGGACTGCAAGATAGAGCTGGCGCTGGATCGCTTCAACCAGATCGACTACAGCTTCCAGCGGGCACGGCTCAAGGCACTGGCCGACAAGTGGCATGTCAACTACATCAGCGCGGAGTCCAACTCGATGGGCACGCCGATCATCGAGCAGTTGGTGGCCGACGGCCTGCCGGTCTACGGCTTCGAGACAACCGCCACGAGCAAGCCGCCGCTCATCGAATCGCTGGCGCTGGCCTTCGAGCGCGAGGAAGTCAAATGGCTGGCCGACGACGTGGCGACGCTAGAGCTGGAAGCGTACGAGCGCAAGGTCAGCGCGACGACGGGGCGCAGCGCCTACAGCGCACCGGAGGGCTTGCACGATGACACGGTGATGGCGCGCGCGCTGGCGAATCAGGCGCGGCTTACGGGCGCGCGGCGGGTCTACGTCTACTGAGGTGCTAATGGACCTATCGACAGTGTATGCGCAGTATCTGGCCGATGAGGAGCGCACGCGCCAGCGGAACATCGTCTTGGCGCGCAACTACTACGCCGGGGAGCACGCCGTCAAGCTCACCGACCGCCAGAAGGAGTTCCTGGGCCATCAGCTAGCCAAGGAGCGCTTCGCTCTCAACTACTGCGCGACCGTGGTCGATGCCGTGGTCGAGCGCATGATCGTGGCGGGCTTTCGCTCCGGTGACGACGCCGTGGCGGAGTGGGTCTGGGATGCGTGGAAGGCCGGGCGCATGGACGGCAAGCAGCAAGAGGTGCATCACGGCGCGATCAATGAGTCGGAATACTTCGTGCTCGTGGACTGGCCCGAAGGCGCGCCATTCCCGCGCTTCTACCCGCACCCGCGCTATACCGACCCCGAGGAGGGCGGTTCGGGCTTCGGCTGCAAAGCGCACTACACCAACGACGACACCAACCAAGAGCTTGAGGCGGTCAGCAAGCGCTGGACGGAGAGCTACCAGGACGACAACAAGCGCACGCGCCAGCGCACGCGCATGAACGTGTACTACCCTGACCGCATCGAGCGGCTAGAGCGCACGACCAGCGGCGCGTACAAGGACGCCGGCTGGAGCAAGTTCAGCGCCGACGGGCTGCCCGACATCATCCCCTGGCTGGGGCGCGACGGTGCGCCCTTGGGCATCCCCATCGCGCACTTTCGCAAACCGGGACGTATGGAATTGTGGGACGCCATCCCGCTGCAGGATCTGGTCAACAAGACCGCCATCGACGTGATCGCGGCGGTCGATGCGGCGGGCTTCCCTATCCGCATCTTCTACGGCGGGATGATGACATCGGACGGCAAGGCGCCGCAGGCTGACGGCTCCAACTACGTCAGCATCTTCCCCGGCTGCTGGATCAACGTGGACAAGACCGACGCCAAGATCGAGTTCAAGCCTGGCGAGGATCCCGGCCCGCTACTGGAGACGCTGGACTCGTACATCATCAAGCTCGCGCAAGTCACCGACACGCCGATCAGCCGCTTCCAGATGACGCGCCAGGTGGCCGCCGAAGGCACGCTCAAGCAGCAGGAGGGCCCGCTGCTGGCGAAGGTCAGAGCGTACCAGACGCAGATCGGCAACGGCTGGGAAG